ACCATCCATCTTCAATGATGGATACGCCATACTCATCATGCGCGTGATTGAAGAGTTCTTCGACAAGCATGGGTGCGTGCCGTCACGCGATGCCTGTGCCGATGAGCTTGCGCAGGTCCTGTCAACCTCTGACAACCTCGATCTGATCAGTGATGTTGAGGTCTGGATAAAAGAACGCATCGACGGAATCGCTGCCACGCGCATCGAGGATGAGTTCGACGAGTGGGTTGGCAAACGAGTCGTCATGGATCTCAAGGCAAGGATCAATGACGTCACCTCGGTTACGGATATTGAAACTCTGGTATCCAAAGCCAAGCTGATCTCGAGCGCCCGCCCCAGGCACGAGACGCCAAAGCACTACGACTCACCGATCCGCGCTAGCTCTGTCCAGGTCGAGCAGGAGACCAAGCCCACGGTCCCAACAGGGGTCAAATGGTTGGATCGCCAGCTCGGTGGTGGGCTCGAGGTCGGCAGCACGCTGTGCCTGACGGCCGGTACGGGCCACGGCAAGACCATCAGCCAGGTGGTGCCGGCGGTGGCCGCTGTGCGCGACGGCAAGAATGTCATGTACGTGGACTTCGAGAACCCGCTGTACCAGCTCCAGATCGACCTGGCGATGCAGTACAGGAAGCCAGACCCGAGCCTGGTGATCACAGACCAATACGTCAACGAGGCCATCACAGAGCTCGACGCAGGGCTCGAGGGACACGGCAGCCTCCTGCTCTTCACCCCCAAGGCCAGGACTCCGATCCAGTCCTGGGGCATGGATGAGATCACGGAGCGGATCTACACGTGGGAGGCCGTAAATGATCAGAAGATCGACATGGTCGTGCTCGACTACTGGGACCACCTGTTCAGCAAGGAGGTCACCGAACACTTCGGTGGTGACTACTTCCGGGCACAGGGCAAGCTCTTCGAGTCCTGGGTCAACTGGGCCGAGCTTGAACACCGAACGACCGTAGTGAGCCACCAGACCAACCGGGAGGGGCATAAAGAAGCGACGAAGAAGAAGAGGAGCGACCCAACCAACGTGGGCGGCGCCTGGGCCAAGCATCAGCTCAGCTCCTTCGGTGCTGGTGTCGTCAAGGACACCGAGACGAACACGACCAGATGGCAGATCTCGAAGTGCCGGCAGAACAGCACCCTCGAGGGCGCCGAGGTCGCCTTCAAGTTCCACACCATCCAATACAACAAGGTCTTCCCTGACGGCGTGCATCGCCCTGTCACCAGGCGTGGGTACCTGGCAGAGGAAGGTGGACTCAGGCGCGGTGAGGTCACCAAGGCGTTGGAGAACAAGTGGAGCGACGATCTCAGGCCCTACTTCGACCAGCTCGTCACGACAGGCGACACCACGAAGGTCGGCTCGATGGTCTTCCGCAACACGGTGTCCAACGACACCACCGACCGAATAATGATTACGTGGAAGGGACTGGAAGAGTTCATCGGAGTCAGCCCGGATCAGGCCAAGCTCCGAGACCTCGGTGTCAAGGATTTGGTTGCCGCCAAGATGATCGAGCCTTGCCCCGACGACGGTGAACCCTGGTGGACCAGGACGGTGCCTCTAGACGGCGTCAAAGCCAAGACAGGGCCTCGCAAGTGTCTGGTGTTCATTGAGAGGCCGAAGATATGACCTGCACGGTCGCACGTTCCGCACGTTCATACCCCACCGTGCGACCGTGCGGTATCAGAGGCCCGTCCTCACCGTCGCTTCAAATAAAAGCTACGCACCGAGTTCACAACCCCACCGTGCGGTCGTGATGGCACCTGACATCATTCGCACGGCGGCTCCGAGAGGTAACTATTCAAAGTGGTACGAGAGGCCCGTCCCGATTTTCGCACGTTCGCACGGTCGTACGCTACAAAAAGGAAAGAGAGCGAACGTGCGGAGTACAAGGCACGCCACGGTAAAGTGGGGATTCGGGAATGGGGGAGCCAAGGCTCTCCCCCATAACCCCTCACGGGGTCCCAAGTCCTCCACGTTACCCAGCGGGGTGGGCAAGCCGAGGCGTGCAATGTACTCCTGCATCACAGTTTCGCTTCGAGCTGAGAGTGGGAAGGTTCAAATATTTCATTCTCTTCGAATGCCAATAGGAGGCACCAGTGCCAAAATATTTCTCAAATCTGAAGGTGCATGACCTCTTGGTGCGCTATCACAAGACCAATTGCAAATGTGCCTATGACCGGGATCTAATCATGAAGCAATGTGTGCCCCTTATCGATGGAATTGTTAAGCGATATACCATGTATAAATTGATGCCTAATAGCTATGAATCCAATATCGATGAGCTGAGGCACGTGGGGTGGGTGGCAATCGAAAAGGTGCTGTATAAGTATGACGTACATCATGCCCGGCCGTTCAGTTTTATAAGCGCTGTTGCCTATCAGGCCCTATTGGCATATGCCAAGTCGGATCGGAAGGATCACACATACTTGCCGAAGACAGGCAGCCGATTAGGGAACCATAATAATATAGGCAATCAAGACGTAGGCGCAATAATACTTGATTTACGTGCAATATGTAAAGGATATGGTGAATTCGAGAGCTGCGTAGAGGCAGTAGAGGAGATGGTGAATGGTGATGACCCGACGCCTATTGGCTGGAAGTCGAAATTGCGTGAGCTGACCGGGTTGCCCAAGAAGGATATTGAGACGTTCCTAACATACATTAGGTCCCGAGTCGATGACATAGACTTCACAGGCGATATGCTGGATAAGGCACCTAGAGGAGCGATGCGGTGGGGTTTGCCGGTGGTGGATAATGAAGAATAATGGCACCTATGTTATCGGGAAAAGGCGGGGGACCTGGTCGCTCTATAGCAATTATCATTATAAGAAGTACAGAATTTACTCTCGAGTAAAGAACAAGACCGACGCTTTGCACGCTTTGCACCCTCAGCCATATAAATTCAAGTCTGCACCCTCAGCCATATAAATTCAAGTCTGCACCCTCAGAATGCACCTTTGGCATATAGATGCATAAAAATTAAAGGTTGCCAGCTCCTCTATTATTAATCACCATTCTTCTTGGCTTCGTGCTTCCGCTTCATCTCATCAAATTCAGCCTGGGTAGGAATCTTAGGAATAATCAGAATGTTGCCATTATCCAAAAGCTTGAACTTGAGCTTGAGCTTGGGGTTGAGGTCTTTTTTGTTCGTCTTCATCATGAGCTCCAAATAATTTATCAGAAAGTCTTTAAATACATAAAGATTATATCTTAAGCCTTGCACCTATGCAATATACAAGATTATATCTTAAGCCTTGCACCTATGCAATATACATTCACATGACAGCTTGTCATATTCACATGACAGCCTGTCATATTCACTCACTCAGTCTCCGTCCGAATACGCAAACCTATTATGACTATCCCAGGGTTGGGTCAGACGTTCCCGGGGTTGTGTCAGCATTAGGAAACTGAACGATGAGCAGACCACCTCGATCATGGTCAAACAAAGACCCCGATGAAATTGCGAGAATGCGTGAAGCGCGACTCCGCGCCACGCTCGCTAAAGCTTTATTGAAAGATGGACGCGTCGAAGAAGCCGTTAAGTACCTGACAGACGCGATCAACAGCCCGATATTGAAGGGCCGCACCAAAGTCCAGGCCGCTCGCTCGCTCCTCACAGCTGCAGGACGCGCCACTTCGAGACCTGACATAAACATTATGCAGTCACAGGGCATGCTCACCGCTGCGGATTTGTTGAACTTGGCGGACACGGCGGAGGCCCCCGCTCAAATAAAAGCTTCCGTTGCCCCTTCCTTGCCCTCAGACCAGCAAACCCCCGCCGGCCCCGCCTTTAACAACAAACGCCCGCCGGATGCACCGGAAACCGCGGACGACCCCACAGAAGAGCCGAAACCCGATGCCTAGGCCCCCGAATACATGGACAACCGCCAATCGCCCAGCTACAGCAGCTGATGGAACTATAGGCTACGATACAACCACAAATAAGCTTGAAGTCTATAAATGTGCAACTGGTTGGTCTGAGATAGGTAAAAGCGCAGGTGATGTGGTAGGCCCTGCGGGCGCCACCGACGAAGCAATAGCCAGATATGACACTGCCACCGGCAAGTTAATCCAGGATAGTACGGTTTTAATAGATAATGCTGGCGCTATGACTGGCATGACCACTGTGGATGGTCGGGATTTATCGGTCGATGGCTCAAAGCTGGATGGTATTGAAGCTGCAGCAGACGTGACAGACGTGACAAATGTCACCAACGCCGGCGCTTTGATGGACTCTGAGGTCGATGCTGATCTCAAGACATTCGCCCTACCTGCCAGCACTACAATATCAGTTTTCGGTGCATCACTGGTTGATGATGCAGACGCTGGGACCGCACGGGCTACTCTTGGACTTGGAACAGCAGCCGTAGAAGATACCGACGACACGCCGGTCGATGGGGAAACAGCAGCACCAATATCATCGAACTGGGCTTACGACCACGTTGCGGCTGCGGACCCACATACCGGCTATCAAAAGGAATCCGAGAAAGCAGGCGCGAACGGATATGCTGGCCTAGACGCTTCAGGAGACGTTCACAGAGCACAGCTTCCCACACCGGTGGCATATGAGGACGAAACGAACACGTATGTCACGGGCGTCGCCCAGATATTCAACGGAGACGTCGATCTCGCCCCTGACCCGGTCACAACAACCGAGACGGTAATACACCGCAATGCAATGGTCAAGCCCCTCCAGGGACCAACTGGTATCGTCGCTGGGGTCGCCGTCTATACGGGCGAGACGCACCTGTCCTTGAGCGCCCAGACCGGCACCACAGACGACCTCGACACACTCAGCGTGGCCACTTTCACGGCTTCCGCCGAAGGGATGTTGGTCATCCTGCGTGCTGACGTGGCCGACACCATCACTATTCGCAACGGGACTGGCAACTTCAGCATAGGCGCTGATATTACCCTACTGCCGACCACGGCGTTATCTTTCATTTACAACGCAGGCGGATGGACCAGGATCCAAGGCCACGTAACACCCACAGCGGAGATCATAGACCCGGCTGGTGGCACAATCATCAATCCGGGGACTACGGTTGCGGTCGCCCTCAACGCGCTCACGCACAATGACGATCCGGCCGTCTATACTGGCGGTGCCCCCGCTGGGATTCAGGTCTTGGAGGCTGGAGTCTATAAAATCGACGCAACATCTGTCGTTGAGGTGGGTGGGGCCCCTGGAGTGTTCCTGCACGAAGTTACCCTCAATGGAGCGAGCCTGAACCCGCGTGGTATAGGCTTCACCAACCACAGTCCGGCTACTCCTAGCTCGGCTGGTATGGGGTTGGCTATGACATTAGCTGCACTCGATGTTATCGGGTTGCAGATCACAGACCTTAGCGGCGTCGGCGGTATTATTCAAGCTGGCTCGTCCATCCGCATCATAAAGACATAATGGGTAGAGCAGAACAGGCAGCCGAGAAGCTATTATGCTGGCGACAGGATCCGGCCCTGTGGATGAAGGAAATGCTGGGTTGCGAGACATTATGGTCGCGCCAGCTTGATATATTAGATGCCATCGTCAAGTATCGAGATGTTGATGTAGCCTCGGGCCACTCGGTCGGAAAGTCGCACCTATGTGCCCGCCTCGCGCTGTGGTGGATATACACTCGCAAGGACTCGATTGTTATTACGTCTGCGCCCACTGATCGTCAAGTCAAGATGATCTTGTGGGGTGAGCTGCGTAAAGCATATAACACTTCTAGGATCCCACTTGGCGGAGAGATAGCGCCGGTCGATACGCTCATAAGACTCGGTGATGTACATTATGCACAGGGTATAGTGAGCCGTGATGCCAACGCCCTGCAGGGCCGACACGCGCCTGGCGGTGTCCTAATTATTATCGATGAAGCTGCAGGTATCCCACAGTGGGCGATGGAGGCCCTCGAGTCATCGGCAGGAACCTCGAACAGCCGTATCTTGAAAATCGGGAACCCAATATGTGGCCCATCGGCCCCGTTCTCTAAGTCTTTCAAGCGCCCCACGATACCCGGTGAGCATATATCGCTGACTATTTCGGCACTCGAGAGCCCCAACGTCGTGGCCAACAAGGAGCTCGTTCCGGGGTTAGCGACCACCGAATATGTCGAAAGCGTGCGCGACAAATATGGCGAGGGGTCGGCCGTCTATAAGCAGCGGGTCCTCGGGATATTCCCGGCAGGCTCTTCGGACTCCCTCATAACCTATGATGATATTGACAGAGCGCGTGAGAGGTGTCTTGCGGGGGTCAAGGCGGACGACATAGACCCCTTCAGATTGGGCGTGGATGTTGCGAGATTTGGTTCAGATAGCACCGAAATATGTGTAGTACAGGGCCCGAACGTTTATTGGCCCGATAATGGCACCTTGAGACATGGCGATGGGCCGGCCGTAGCACGTCGGGTGGCTATGGTGACCCAGGATTTCGGTGCAATCTCGGCTGCAATAGATGAAGGTGGGGTAGGTGGCGGGCCTATTGACAGCCTCAGAGACCTCATAAAGCGCGGCGAGGTCGAGGATCTTGAGATTTATGGCAACCAATTCGGCTCGAGGGCCACACAGAAGGACAAATACGGGAATCGAAGGACCGAGCTGTTTGCGAACCTGCGTGATTGGATTAGAGACGAGGCAGCCTTCGAATGCGATGCCGAGCTAGCTGAAGAATTAGTGGCGGCAACCTATAAGTATAATGGCCGCCTGATGATGCTTAATAAGAAAGAGCTGATAAAGAAACAATTAGGCCGATCACCCGATAGGGCTGACGCCTTGGCACTCGCCGTATCTGGCCATCAAGGCCGGACGACCGGATCGATGCCCTGGATAGAATTTGTTTAAGACGCAAAGATAAATTGATTGCGTCCCTGTGGAGCCTACGATGGCCGAGTTCGCTCGCGAGAGAATAACAGTAGATTCAACTATTAAAACGCTTACGGTATCGAATACACTAGCATATACGGCGGCTCATATAACAGTTGAAGACGAAGCTGTACGATTCACGATTGACGGAACAGACCCGGTTGGTGGGTCTATCGGCCATGAATTATCTGCCGGTGATGTATTGATATTGCAGGATATATTCGAGCTCCAGGGCTTCAAGGTGACTCGTGACTCAAGTGATGCGGTACTCGAAGTGAGTTACAAGAGGTCATAATGCTGATAATTAAGGGTGGTTGCGGCGGTGGTGATTCCGCGATAGTAATATTCAACCTTGATGATCTAAGCGACGTAAATGCACCGACCCCGGCCGATAACGAGGTCCTATCTTGGGACGCGGCCACCTCGAAGTGGATACCGGTCGCGACTACTGGCGACCACGGCGCCCTAACCGGCCTGACCGACGATGACCACGTCGCATATCACACCGACGCTCGAGGTGACGCCCGGTATTACACACAGACGGAATTAGACGCCGGCCAGCTTGATACCAGGTATTACACAGAGACGGAAACCGATAACCTATTAGGCGACAAATCGGACACGGGCCACGCTCACGCCACCACCGACATTACTAGTGGCACAATGGCTGATGATAGGATCGCTGAATCTAACGTCACCCAGCACGAAGGCGCCCTGTCCATCGCTGAGAGCCAGATCTCGGACCTGGACCATGATGACACAGATGCCATCCACGATAATGTTGCGGGTGAAATCGCGGCCATAGCCAACAAGGCTACACCGGTCGATGCTGACTTCTTGGTAATTGAAGACAGCGCCGACACAAATAAGAAGAAGCACATAACCATCGGGGACCTACCCGGTGCCGCCGAGGTCAATGACCTCACAGCCGCTGTGACCTGGGCCGATATTCCTGATGGTAATGTACCTGAGTCAGCAGTCACCCAGCACGAAGGCGCTATTGACCACGACGCGCTTACTAACTTAGCGGCTGGAGAGCACCGCATAATCAACGACGCGGGCACCAGCGCGACAGAGCTTTGGTCTGCTTCAAAGATTAATGGCGCACTCCATGATGCGGCGGTTGTTACGGGCGTCTACGAGGAATGCGATTACGTTCCCTCATCGGCGGTGACAGTCACGTCGCACGCGACGCCCACGGTCTTGAGCGGGATAAGTTGCACGGTAACTGTCGGTGCTAGTGAGACCTGGAAGGTGATCATCGTGGCGCACGCTCGCGCCTTCGCAGCGGCTACAACACCATCAGTCCAGTACGACATCTATGACGGTTCAAATGCCAAGTCAGAAACCGTCGACACGCTGGCTGTCAGCATCAACGACGCAGCAGCGCTCAGCTGGTCTGACACAATTACAACCAGCACAACATATACGCTGCGCTGTCTCCGAACTGGTGGAACCGGCAACTACACGGTCGGGCAGAGAGCCATGAGCGTCTTTGCAGTGAGGACAGCATGATCCACACTATCATCTATCCAAGGCCAAAATCGGTCGGCGCTCGCCTCACCTTCGATATCGCTGATGAACTCGAGCCCGACCTCATCAAGTCGATCACCGTCCACAAGGACAAGATCGAGGTCGATGCGGCCAGGGTGCTTAGCCCAGAAGAAGCCTTCCGCATCCAACTCATCATCGAGGCGCACGACCCAAAGGCGCTCACCGATGGCGCGCAAGAACTCAAAGATTCAAAGAAACTAGTGAACCAGCTGTCCGCTGTACACGACGCCATCGACCAAATGGACTCGATAGCTGAGGTGCGTGCAGTCTTGAAGAAGCTCGTGGGTGTAGTCATCCGCCGACTTAAGTAGGAACAATATGAGCCGACTTTCCAAGAATGCTAAGCGTCTCCGCATAGAGGCGATGGAGAAGATACAGCAGCGGGGCGTGGCAGCGCCGGCTGACGTGAATTTCGTTAGCTCTTATAATTCCGCTAATAAGACGGTCCTGCGCGATCCGTATGGCAACCATGCTGTTGTATATCGCTGCGTCAGCCTCATCGCCCGCAACCTGGCCAGCATACCGTTCGCCCTGTGGACAGGAACCGATGCCGACAAGGAAGAGATCGATAGCGGCGCTTGGTACGACTTGTTCTTAAAGCCCAACCCGAACCTGACGCGTAGAACGCTTTGGGAGGCTACCTCGTCCTACTTGCTTCTCCCGCCCGGTGAGTGTCTATGGGTTCTCGAGAGCAGAAACGACAAGATACTCGGCCAGGGCGAGCTCCCCGCGGAAATTTGGCCGATCTCCGGCGCCAACGCCCAAGAGATACTATCTGACGACCAGATGGTTATTATCGGCTGGCGCATCACGACTGGCGCTGGTTCTATTGAGATACCGGCCCACGCCGTAGTACAGTTCCGCCTATTCAACCCGAGGAACCCGTTCCGTGGTCAGAGCCCGCTCGAGCCCGTGCTGTCCGACGTTCGCGCCGACATGATGGCTCAGCAATACCAATCTGACTTCTACACCAATGGCGCAGTGCCAGGTGGTGTGGTCGGTTTCCCTGCTGACGTATCGATGGATAAGGACCAGCGGGCCGAATACCGCAAGGAGTTCCAGGACCGGCATCAAGGACAGGGCAAGGCGCACCGCGTACTCGTCCTTTCGCATGGCGGGACATATAGCACGGTAGCGTCGTCTCAGAAGGAAATGCAGTTCCTAGAGTCGCGCCAGTTCTCGCGTGATACCATCGCTATGGCGTATGGCGTCCCGAAATATATGCTGGGTGTGACCGATGAAGTTAATTATGCTTCATCAGTCCAGGCACGTAGAACACTATGGGAAGAGACCATCCTGCCGATAACCAGGATTATGGAAGACACACTCGAGGCCCAATTATTCGAGCCGCGCTCCGACTCCGGCGACCGTGCTATGGCTCGAGTCAATGGTAGGCGGTCTCCAATATGGGGCACCTTCGACACCTCAAGTGTCGAAGCCCTAAAGAGCGACCGCTCAGAACGCTTAGAGCAGGCAGCCAAAATGCAAGCCTTGGGGTATCCGCTCAACCAGATCAATGAACAACTCGATCTTGGTATGGAGAACCAGGACCATGGAAATATTGCCCTGGCACCTGCGGGTCTTATCCCCTTTGATCAGCTTGGTGCCGGTGATGATGGCCTGGGGATGGATCTCTTTGGCCCGCTGGATTCGGAAGAGGCGCCGCTAGAAGATGAGCAAGCGGAGGAAGGTGATCGCAAAGTCAGGATTGCGACTCCTGGCGACGTTCGCCGCGCAGCAGTGTGGCATCAGGTAAGGAAGGCTGCCTTGGACCCGACCAGGGCAGCCTTCGCTCGTTCCCTACGCGGGTATTTCCGCCGGCGCAGGGTTGAATTATTGAAGCTAATTGCAATGCTGGATAATTCAAGAGCCATCGACCCCGGCAAATTCGACAGCCTATTAGCCTCACTCAAAGGCCGTTGGGACGAACAATTACAGTCGCGTTTGGCGCCCATCTACGAGAAGTCAATGAAAGCCGGCGCTAAGTCGCTCGAAGGCCAGCTCGGCAAGCTCCAGCAGTTCTCGATGAACGACCCGGAGGTCGTTGCTTTCCTACGTGATAAGGAAATAAGAATCACGGGGATTAATGGCACATTGGCCAACGCCGTGCGCAAGACACTAGGTGAGGGAATTGGTGGTGCTGAGACCATGACACAGCTCCAGGACCGCGTCCGCAACTTGATGAACGTGGCCAACAGCCGCGCCGCAGTTATTGCCAGGACCGAAAGCGCCAGCACCGTTAATGGTGCCAGGGATGTGGCAATGAAGGCTGAGGGTGTCGAATCTACCGAGTGGATCTCTTCAAGAGATGCCAAGGTGAGGACTTCACACCGGAACCTAGACGGCGACGTTCAGCCAATAGGGCATAGTTTTATTAGTGGAGTGACCCTACGGTTCCCGGGCGACCCCGCCGGCCCTGCCAAAGAAACTATTCAGTGCCGTTGCCTCAACGGTCCAGCTCTCGATTAAATCCGCCGCAAACCTATTATGTGGATATTAAAAGCAAACGCACAACGTTCTCGGTACGCGCCGAACCGGTTGAGTCTTCCGATAGGACTGTAAAGTTCATCGCTAGCACTGGTCAGGTAGCTAGAGACGGCGGAATAGTTCGTCCTAGCGGCTGGGATGTAAAGGATTACCTTACAAATCCGGTCGTACTCTGGGCCCATAACAGCGAATCGCTGCCTATTGGTATGGCGACCAGGGTCGAGAAGACCGATGACGCCCTATTAATCGATGTTCGGTTTGCTGGTGAGTCCGAGAATCACCCGATGGCCGAAACGATTTATAAGCTCTATAAGGGCGGGTTCCTCTCCACAGTAAGCGTCGGCTTCCGCGTCACACGCGAGGGCAAGCCGACCGCTGAAGAGGCCGAGCGTGGTGCCGAGTGGGTAGCTGATGAGGCATCTCTTCTCGAGCTCAGCTGCGTCCCGGTCCCGGCCGATGTTGGGGCCGTAGCGGTTAGCCGAGCCGTCCAAAGTGGTTTAATTACCGCTGATGATGCAAATCTAGTGAAGAGCCAATGGGGCGCGATTTCGCCCTGGGCAGAATTTAGTAAGAACGTGAGGCGAGCTGTGAAAGAACGTGGCGTCGTTGAGACAGACATTGATTACAGACTCGTTGTGCGTGATGGCGAGAAGTTCAAAGAGGGAACCTTCGAAGAGGTCATGTACCCAGGTGAAGACGGCGTAGCCAAAATTAATGCCGTCATCGGTACCCTAGAAGACGAGCGCACTGTCATCCAGGCGTTGAGGTTCAACAAGGAAGACGGTTGGACCTCAGAGTCCGCCGACGAATGGGTAGCCACAAACCAGCAATCGGTTCTCGATTGGACCAAGGAAGAGGCACCGGAAGAGGAAGAGCCGGAAGAAGAGCCGGAGCCGGTCGAAGAACCCGACGACGAGATGCCAGAGGAAACGATGGCTACAGGTCGTTCAGGCTTCAAGGCGATCCGTGAGCTGCTGAATCAGCTCCTAGATCATCTTGACGAGCTTGATCCTCCGTCTGACGACGAAGAGAAAGAGCCGGTACCCGAGGAAGAGGAAGTCGAAAAGGCCGAAGAGCCTGAAGACGAACCCGCCGTCCCCGAGGACGAAGAGGATCCCGAGGATCCCGACGAGCCCAGATCATTTGCTGCCGAGCTTCGCGAAGCCGTCCGCAAAGAGGTACAGAAAGCCCTAGCCGAGTTGCCCAAGGACTCTCGGCCTGGACTGACAAAGAGTGGTAGCGGTGCGCGCTCACGCGCTGATGCACCAGCTGATGCCAAACTTTACTCAAATTTCCTTGATCGTATCAGCGACATTTATAAGTAAGGCACAGTAAAATGGACCCACTAGACAAAATTGAAAAGACCATCAAGGATGGCCAAAAAAAGATCGAAGCCCGTCAGGTTTCGCTCGAAGAGCGCCTCGACAAGGTTGAGGAAGTAAAGCGGATTTCTTTGCCCGGCGTCGAATATGGCACAGGCAAAGAGCAGTTCTCGCTGTTCCGTGCGATGAACTCCATCAACTCAGGTGACTGGCGCGGAGCTGGTTACGAGCTTGAGGTGTTCAAGAACACGCGCACGCTGTCGTCTGCGGTTGATAGCCAGGGCGGCTATTGGGTGCCCGAAGAGCTCCTCAGCGATTTTATTAGTGTATTAAGGGCCAACATGATCACGGTTGCTCTTGGCGCTCGCGTGATGGACGGCCTCACGTCTAGCCCCACCGCGATCCCCGGGATGGCGTCTGGTTCAACGGCGTACTGGGTTGGCGCGAACAGTGCCATCACTGCCTCGACGCCTAGCACCTTCCGTCGCCAGCTGTCTCACAAAAAGGTCGGCTCCATCGTGGCCGTGGATAATGAGCTCCTGAAGCTGAGCCTCCCGTCTGCCGAAAAGATTCTTCTCGACGACATGGCGCAGGTTCTGGCTCTGGCCATCGACATTAAGGCCATGACCGGCACGGGCTCGTCAGGCGAACCCCTCGGTATCGTAAATGATCCCGACGTGGATGTTACCACGGTTGCTATTGGCACCGATGGTGGCGATTTCACGTTCGACGCGGCCTCGGAGATGATCCAGCTCGTCGATGAGAACAACGCCCTTGCGGGCCGTCTCGGCTTTGCCACGCACCCAATCATCAAGCATAAGCTGAAGAGGGAAAGAATCCTTCAGTACTCTGGTGACACCGCTGGCGCGTACCTCGCGGCTCCGATCATCAGTGATGCTAACCTTGAGTCGATGCTCGGTTACGGCCTGAAGAGCACGTCGCAGTTCTCGAAGACGCTCGTCAAGGGCAGCTCGTCCGATGCGGCATATGTTATCTTTGGGAACTGGGCTGACCTCATCATCGGTCACTTCGGTGGGCTCGAAATCGCCAAGAGCGACAGCTCTTACATCGACTCAAGCACCAACGCCTGGACGATGGATCAGACCCACTTCCGCGCAACGATGCTAGTTGATTCGCTCGTTCGTCGCCCCGCGTCCTTCGCGGTCTGCGCCGACGCTCGCACCAACTAATTGAAATGGAGGGCGCCGAGCCGGCTGATCGGCGCCCTCCTCCCCTAATCACAGCCACGGCACATCAGGGGAAACCCCCGCTTCACGCTAAAACCGTGACTATTTAGGACCAACTACAGATGAAATTCACAGCTTCAACTTTCTGCAAGGCGCAGACAACCATCCTGCCCGCCTCACGCGATGACGCTGGCGCAACTAATGGTACGACAGTGGATGGCAAGGGCTACACGGAGGCGTTAGTCCTGCTCCATGCTGGCGCCAACACCGGCGCTGGCTCAAACGATGTCAAGGTTCAGGAATCAGCTGATGACAGCACCTGGGCAGACGTTAGCAACGCCACATTCACGCAAGTATTAGCAGCCAATGACAACGCGCTCTTCGTTGGTCGTCTCGACCTGCGCAAGCGCAAGCGCTATCTGCGCTGTGTTGCAACCGATGCGGTTGCGGCCGTCATTTGCAGCGCTGAAATCGTCCTGCTCGGCAACTACAACCCGCCGATTTCGCAGACCAACACTGTGGCTTTCAGCCTCTAAGGGCACCCCATGAAATACACAGCGCACCAGGCCATCAAGGTCGTCCACGTCCTTGACCCGGCCGAATACTACGAAACCGATACCACGACGTCTGCCGTCGATTGCATTGGGTTCCAAGAAGCCCTGCTAGTCGTACAATGCGGCGCCTTCACCGCCACTGGTGATATGGACGTACAGGTTGCTGAATCTGCTGACGATAGTACCTTCGCTGACGTTACCGACGCGGAAATTTCTGAGAAGGTACAAGCTAATGACCAGAAGACATACGTTGGTCGTCTTGACCTGCGCAAGCGCAAGCGCTATCTGCGCTTCGACTACACGGTCGATGACGACGCTTGCATCTTCGGTATTCTGCTAATTCTGATGCAGCCCCATCACTACCCTGTCAGCTAAGAGAACACGGTTGAATTTAGCGTCTAATCACGAACCTGGGCCGGGGCCGGACAGTCGGCCCCGACCCTACCGTTCGCCAAGTGATCGGATGGTGAAGACATGGGGTACTAGAGATGGATCTGACGACAGCTGTACGTGTAAAGACCTTGCTGACCTCGGGCGGCGTAAGTGTCGGCATTGCAATCGATACGTTGATTGCCCAGCTCATCACCATGTACAGCCTGAGTGCAGAGAAGTACATGGGTCGGCACACGGAGAGCACAAGCAGGACTGAGCAGTTCGACCTGGAGCCAAGTCAGAACAGGCTACACCTCAAGGGCTTCCCTATCGCCTCGATCACGTCGCTCAAGAACGACTCCGGCCGCACGTTCGCTGCCAGCAGCGCTCTGGGCACAGGCGACTACTACGCCGACACGACCAGAGGTACCATCGAGTTCGACCTCTTCGAGCCCTGGTACGGCCCCGGCGTCTTCCAGGCCGTCTACACCGGCGGCATGGCAGATGACGTCGATGCCTTCATCGTGGCCTATCCGGCCATAGCCCAGGCCATCGACATGCAGGTGGTCTACGTCCTGTCTCGCAAGGATCGTTTGGGCTCAACGTCGGTCGCGGTACAGAACGCAGCTGTCCAGTACGAAGCGGCAATCAACTGGTTGCCCGAGGTCAAGCGGGTTCTGGACCAATATCGACGGTTCTCGTACTGATGGCCTCGTTCAAGCCCGACCAGTTCAAGCGGGCCATGGACAAGTACCCGCAGCAGCTCTACTCGGAGCTGTCACGCCGGATGAAGCTCTCGGCCAGGCAGTTCGTCAACAACATCTTCCCGCGTGGGCAACTGTCCGGACGTCCAGGGCTCAAGACTGGCACCGGCGCGCTCAAGCGCTCCTTCAACGTGATTACACGCGGCACCACGCTGAAGGACTTCGAGATTGTTGAATACACGACCAGCCCCTACGCACCTCTGCATGAGCATGGCGGCGTTATCACTCCGAAGCGCGCCACGTTCCTGACGATCCCGCTGCCAGGCGCCATGTCTGGTGGCATTGGGCGCTCAGCACGCAGCTTCCAAAATACTTTCTTTGCGAAATCTAAGAAGGGTAATTTGATACTGTTCCAGAAGAATGGGGACACAATCACACCACTTTTCGTGCTGAAGAAGCAGGTTAATATACCGGCGAGATTGAGATTTAGGGAATCGTGGGTGGCAGACCAAGGCCGACGCCAAGAATTAATGGCCAAGGCCCTAAAAGCAGCCACCGACAAAATGGGACAAACACAATGATCGTATTCGACGAAGACGGCAACGATATGTATGCCAAAGAAGATCTGGACACTGATGCCGACTGGTATCAGGAGTTAGATGACGACGAGAAGAAAGCAATCGATACCGTCGAAGAAGCAATTATAAACGGCACAATA